GCAGAAAAGGCCTCGCTGTACACTCGTGAAAGTGACAACTAAACATATCTACAATTCAGAAATCCTCTAAAGGAAAAACTGATGGCAAATATGTACAGCGAGACGTCTGACTCTTAAATTTATGGCCTAACTAAAATAAGTCTGGAGGCGAACCTCCAAACATCTAAAATGTTAAGCCACTCATAAATGAGTAGGTTCGTCTCACGAAACGTGAATTCCGTACCATAGGGCCATCCTATGGATTTCTACATGCGTCCAGTTTAGACTAACATGTAGTGGCGATTATCAAATTTTTTGAGTTAGGTTGATAATCTTACAATTTCCTAACTTATAAATCCACACACAAATCGTATTGGTACATTATAGGTACTCCTGTGAAGAAGAATAATGACCAATCCTCACCGACGGCATCATATTGTTGGTATAGAACATCAAAGTCTTCTCGAGGAGGACCCGGAACATTTGGATTAAAAGATGTAGTGGATACACAATGATTATTGCACTGCAATGCAGGAGCATTAATAGTACGTGCGGCTGAGAATCTACGAGCCCAATAAAATGGGAATTCAACTTCAATAGAATTATTAATATCTAAATTAGTCGACGTAGCTCCTCCACCTGAAATGGGAGCAAAATTGCACGATAGCCATTTCGAGATAAGGGCACTGCTCTGTGAGAGTAATTGTGATGTACTGGTAAATGTTCCAGCACTAAGCACATATCTATCCCTAGAAACCACTGGTGATTGGTTACTAGTACCCGAAAATAAGTACTTCTTGCGAAATGCGCCTCTTTGCCCAGCATACATTGGAGTAAACCAACTACTAAATGCTGTAGGGCCAACTGTCACAGGAGAACCAAATGTAGGAGCATCAACACCAAATGGATCATATCCTGTATAGTAAGGCATTGCCTTATTTGATAGAATATTAATCTGGGCTGATTCCTCTACTGCTCTCTCGGGTACCCAAGTTCGTGTATAACAATAACGTTTGCACAATTCACGAATGGAAGTAGGAGGATCTCCATAATAAACCAGATAAGTGGGGTCATCTGGATCACTTTTGGAGGCAATCGATACTAATTCTCCGGAAGCTGTGGGCTTATCAGATAGAGTAGTATCACCGGTTTCAGTGTTGGAACCGGATTGAGACATTAGGACATCTCCTGCTGGCGCTGGCAAGGTCGAGGGGATCAAAGTTCGGGAGGAGGGCGGAGGAACATCTACTGCTGGCCTAAAGTAATGATAGTCACCTAATCTCGCATTTGAAGGTCCAGCGAATTTAATATCATCGCATGCGGACACAAAAACGTTAACTGAGATAGGAGCATCAATACTAGGACTAACAAGTTCATTAAGAACTGTTAATTCTAAAATACCATTTGCCTCGAAATTTTGTGTCAATAATCTACTGACAGAACTAAAGTTACTACCAGTATCATAAGGAACACCGCAATCTTTCCAGGGTTGAGATTGACCCCAACCAACAACAATTTCGAAATCATCCGTTTCAGCAATATCAATAACTCGAGAGTAATTAGTATTATAAGAAACTTCAGATCCTAGTTGGTTTGGATCCCAGCGGGCTAGAATTCTACCTTTATGAAAATCACTTTTTACAATCTGAAATCGAAATTTCAAAGAGCCTTGCCATTTTTCATAGATAGTTGCAATGGCAGCCAAAGGAGTCATGTGAATTTCTCTTTGAAGGTTATCCAATTGCATGGGTAGAACACGAGTATTCCACAATAGCTGATCAGGTGTTTCATCTGGACTCCAATCGAATGAAGTTAGATAAGATTCCCGACAAGCCATGTCAGTAATACCCATTTGGTCAGAACCGTCTAGTCCAACGGTGCGTGAATCAATGGTTAATTCACACTTACTGTCCATAGTTAATTTCATGGCAGCATCTGGTGCATCAGCGTTAGCTAAATTTCCTGTTGGGGAAAATTTAGTCAACACAGTATTAGTAATGATATTTGGTCTACTAAATCCAAACATCTTAGCAATATTAGCTACAG